GATGCTGAATGCCTTTGGAGTCCATGCCCGGCGCATGCCCGACAGCGGGAGCTGGGGATACAAACCCTTGGCCTCAGCCACCATCGGAGCAACCACAGCCTTGGCTGCCCGGTTGAACTCCTTGCGGAACTCGGGGTCAACCTGTCGCAGCGCCTTGATTGTGTCCTTGACCCCCACCACTTCTGTCTTGATGGTCGCTGGCATCAGCGGCTGCTTTCTCTCAGGACTTCCAAGACCGTGTTCAGGTCTTTCATGGTGAAGGTTACGTCAGGGGGCCAGAAGCCGGTTTGTGCCAGGACTACGGCAAGCGCCCGGCTTACTGTCCCCCGTCCGTAGGGTTTGCATCTGCCTTCTCATCTGTGTCGATGACTTCGAGGTCCCGCACTTCGTCCAAGAACCCGTCGAACGTGTCGGCCACAGGCAGCCCAGCTGATCTGCCGGCGGTCCATGCGAGGAAAGCGATGTATTCCAGCCGGGGTGCCATCTGCAGCACTTGGGCCGACACGTTGAAGTGGCGTTCGAACGCCACGGTGTTCTTGATCGAAGCAATGTCCACCACATAGGAACCCGCATCAGTCGTGAAGGCAATGTTCCCGTTTACTGCTGTCTGCTCTGCCATGTGTTCCCCCTAGTTAATGATCAGGTCACGTCGCGGACAAAACTGCCACCCGAGAATGCCACTTCCATGACCTGCAGCTCACCCACGGTGTAGGTGATCGGGTAGTTGGCGATCATGGTGTTGCTGATCGTCCACTCGGGATTGTCTGCCGCCGGTGCACCCGCATCCTTACGAATCACGATCTCGGTGTCGCCATCGCCAATCTCGGTCGCCACGGTTTGCTCGACGCTGTTGTTGCCGTAGTCGACGTAGAAGGTAATGGTTCCCTCGACGGTCTGCAGGCCACCAACCATGCGCTCTCCGGTGTCTCCGAAGGCGGTGCTGGTCAGCGGGTTCTGGCCAAGGGTCAGCGTGACTGCTGAGCACTGGTCTGCAAGCTGGACGCCGGCGATGGTCAGCGACGCCGGCTGGGAAAGGTAAGTCGTTGCCGCCATTTGGCTAGCTCCTTTGCGTTCCTACTCGGACGGTCAGATCATACGTCGGGACTTCTTGCCCCCCGATCAGCATGATCCCTGGGATGCCCCGGATGAGGCTGATACTGCTGTTCATGATGGTGTCAGCAGTGGTGATGAGGTAGTCGGCCGCGTCCTGGTTGCCCGGGGGAGCGGCAAGGATCTTGATGCCGATTTCAATGTCGGCAATGTTGCTGTTAAAACAGGTGAACGTGGGGGGCTCGATCAGGACGGTGATCGGACGTGCGTTTCGCACGTCAGTCACGACCTTGAGCCCTAGGGCGCTCAGTGACGCCACCAGAGTGCTTTGAGCGTCCGCAAAGATGCCGGAGGCAGTCACGCTACCTGTGACCTATTGACGCCCAGCAAACGGTTGATCTGGCCGCTGGATCCGAACGGGACCGGGTTGCCCATCTGCTCAAAGGACGCGAATGAATCGACGCTGCCGCGCTCGCGGTACAGGCTGCCGGCGAACATCACAGTGCCTAGCTTCACGTCACCACCAGGCACCGTAGTCAGGCTGTCGAAATACCCCGCTTCCCGCCGGCGGCGGTAGGCGTAGGCGTTGGCTGCAGACACACAGGTGGTGATGAAAGCCGTGTCATTGGAAGTTGCAGAAGCGATGCCGAGCCATGCCACGACATCGGCGTCAACGATCCATGTGCAGACCGGCGTTGACGTGAGCGTCCCCGACACAGGCCCACGCGCAACGTCGGCGTGCGTCTTGGCCATGAGCAGCTGATTGAGGATGATTTCTTCAGGATCAAAGATCCAATCGCCCTCATCATCAACGCCAACGTAACGAAGCGTGGGAACGTCCAGCACTGTGTAGGTGCCGTTCAGCGTCGCTCCCAGCCCAGCCACCGTGACTGACTGCCCGATTCCCACATCGGTCCCTTCGAGGGTCTGGACGACTAGATAGTTGTCCGTGACCTGGCGATGGGTGATGGCGTAAACGGGCATGGGCAGTCAGTCAGGTAAGCGGCTTACTAGACCAGCGCCATCTTGACGAACTTGGACGAGTCGATCATGAGGGTTGCGAAGTACCCCCGGAACGCCAGCGTCGTGCTGAGCTCGGCCGGGTTGCTCGCCTGAATGGCGCCCTTCTGCTGCTCGTAAATCTCGAAGCCCGAAGCGTCCCCGATCGCCATGAAGTCGGCGGGGAAGTTGCGGTCAACGACCACGGACAGCCCGAAGGCGTTACCCACGGCCTCAGTGACGCCCAGGTTGCCAAAGGCATTCATGGGACCCACCTGCGGGAACAGCGGACGCTTGCTGTCGTCGCTCAGCTGCACCAGCCAACCCCAGCTCTCAGGGTTGAGGAAAATGTGGGTCGGCAGGTTGCCGTTGGCCGAGCTCAGAATCGTCCGGGCGGCGCCGGCGATCCACGCGGCCCACACGGCAGGCTTCAGAACGTCGTCGGCCTCGAAGTTCCTGGTGACGGTGATGCCGGACGCGAGAGCGTCAGCGGCCACGTCGTCGGTCTGGTTGGCGTAGATCCGGGCCATGTCGTCAAGCAGCACGGTCAGGATTGCCGGGTCAGTGAAGTCGACAGCCTGCTCGCTCAGCTGGACAAAGCCGCCGTAGGTGTTCTTGGTGACCTGGTTGTCAGTCACGACCAGCGTGCCCTGAGTCAGGTTCTCGTTCTGGTTGGTCTGAATGCCCATGCTGGTGTGGGTCGTGACCTCGGGACGGATGAACACCTTGCCGCCGCCGGGCATGGCCCTAGCGCCAATGGCGTCAACCACCGGACGGTTCCCGATGAAGTTGTTGTAGACCGGACCCAGAATCGGCGTGGGCAGGATGCCCGGAACGTCGTTAGTCACCACGTCCGGGGCAGCTGCGCGAAGGCGAGTCTGCATCCGGTCGAAGTCGGCGCCGCCCTTCAGGAACGCGCTCAGGTACTCGACCGCGCTGGGCAGCTCAGGCTTCTGGGCAAAAATGATGGGGTTGGTGGGGATGGTGGCCTCTGCCGCGACGGGCTCGGCCTTCTCGGCTTCTGCCATTTCCTCTGACTCCTGCTCGGTGTTGTCGGTGTCCTGCTCCTGCTCAAGCTCCACGGTTTCCGTAGGCTCGGTTGCCGCAACCTTGGTGATCACGGCTTCGCTGAACGCCGGGACGGCGACCAGAGAAAGCTCGACCAATGACGCCTCAGTGACGGTCATCACGCCTTCGGCATCGGTCGTGAACTTGGTCGGCTGGGCTCCCACGCTTACAGAGTCGTAAGCGCCAGCCTTCAGCAGTGCCACGGCGTCGCGGCTTGCCCTGGTGTCTGCAAGAGTGGCTTCAAACTCCAAGCCCTCGTCAGTGTCCTGAAGGGCGTTGACCACGCCGCGCAGCTGCGTGAGGTCGTGGTTCTCGATCAGCTTCGCGGGCTTCTGCGCGGTGTCGAATGCTCCACGCGCAAACCGCACCTGCTGACCATCGGAGACAGTCGCAACCGTGTCCCACGGCACAGCAATGCCCGCGATGCGGGCCGGGCGCTCGGCGTCACCAGCCTCAGCGGTGATCAGACTGGCATCAGCGTCAAACCGAATCACGCTCAACCTCGATTTCCTCGACTGGCCGGACTTCCGCCGGCATTTCCTCAACCTCACTGAACTCGTCCAAGTACTCGTCCAAGGCGAACTCGACGTGCCTGCCCCGGGGAAGGATGTCATCCATGCTCAGGCGCTCCTGAATGGCGTGCAGGATGGGCCGGGCGCCGAACAGAATCAGATCCTGCCGGGCCTGCTGCGCGTTGGCGTAGGTCATCCCGCTCTGGTCGATGGCAAGCAGGTAGGCGGGAATGTCCATCAGCCTGGACAATTCCTTCGTCTGATACTCGCGCCCCTCCACCAGCTGCAGCTTTGACGGGTCAACGTCGAACGACTCAAAGCTCACCAGCTCGTTAAGCGCGCCAATGGCGTTCGTGCGCCTGTTGGCTGCCCATGCTGCGGCCATCTCAGCGAGCTCGTCGCCGCTCATGGGCTCGCCGCCCTTCTGCTGCAGGTAGCCGGCGGCAATCTCGTTAGTGGCGAAGCGCTCTGCCGACTGATCGAGCCTCAGCGCAATCTGAATTGCGCGGCGCCCTTGGTAAATGATGCCCTGGGACCCGCTGTGAAACTGCACCAGTTGGGCCACGTCGAGCGGGATGCCGTTGAAGTTGACCTTTTCCGCAGGCCCGAACCATTCCGGCGGCGCGTTGTCTGGCGTGTCACACAGGTTGGCCGGCAGCCACTGGAAGGTGGCGGGGTACCCAGTTGAGTAACGGCTGGTGATCATCCAGAAGGCGCGGCCATAAAGGATCAGATCCCGGGCGGTCTTGGCCATGATGAAGTTGCGCGTGGTCTTGGGGTCGGGACGATTCATCCACGACTCGCCCTCGACGTAGAGCTTTTCGTACTCCTGCCCGGTCCACTGCAGGGTGTAGCTCTTGATGTTCAGCGTCGCCGCCACGGTGGAGAGCAGGGAGATTGCTCGGGCCACCGTGGGGACGCTGAGGGCCGCTTCCTCAAGGGCACCCACACTGTACCCGAGGAAACTTCCGCCCTGTGGAGCCCCAGCAGCCGCCGCGACGGGCGCAGAAGCGAAAGCGGGGGTCGCCTTCACCTTCTTGAAGAGCTCCATAGGTGAATGGTCCTCCGCGTCTTATGTAATTACAAGGGCTGCGGCATAAAGATACGATTTGATACCCATGAGGGGCAGCGGGGGAACCGACTGCCCCCCACAGGCGGCGCTTATGTTACCTGCCGAATGCGATGGCAGGCTTGGCCCTCAAGGTGGGCTTGGCGATCAAGGCAGCCGCAAAGATCATGCACCTGGCAAGTGTGATCGGGCCGGACGACTTTTGGGAACTAAGTGTGTAGCCGCGTGGTGACTTGACGCCTACAGCTCGACCGACATGCTCAGACAGCATGACCTCCCCGGTGTGAACAATTCGACCTTCCGTTATCAGTTGCCGAACCGTGCCCGTGTAGGTGTAGATCTCAGAAGTGCCGACCTGCACCTTCTTGCGATCCAATTCAATCGGTGCCAAGTCAAAGAGCCCCGGCGTTAGCGCGAGCTTGTCGCAGGTGGCAGCTGCTTCAGTCACCGCCTTCCAACAATTTGCCAGAGAGTCGGCCAGAAACTCCACGGTGACTCCAATGGTGTCGTCGCCCAAGCGCTGCGCCCTTACACCGCAGTAGAGCGATTCGTCGATTGAAGAATCAACGGCCAGCACGCCGCCGGCGGGAATGTCCTCCACCTTGAGCGAGTCGAACACCCCCGGGGGCAGCCACGACCGCTCTGAGCTGATCCACACGTTGAGCGATGCCCGCAGGAACGCGGCCTTGTCGACTTGCTCTGCTTCATCGGCCAGCACGTCAGGCTCGAGCGTGTAGCCCAGGGCAGGGTTGGCCATTTTCCACAGCTCGGGTGAAGTCATCGGATCGACGCCAGCGGGAACAGACCATTCCGCCATGTAGAGCTTTGTGGTGCGGCCCTCATCAATTGCCCGGATCCCTTCTTCGCGCATCTGCAGCATGGCGAGGGAATCCTCAGTGCCGGCGGTTGACCAACACGACAGAAGCGGCGACTTCATGACACGCTGAGAAGGCAGGGCACCATTGAGCAGCACGTCACGGCTGATCGCCCATACCTCGTCGGCAATCACATACGTCGGGGACAGTCCGTGAAATGCCTTGGGAGTCGCGGCCTGCACGAGCCACCTGGTGCCGTCAGGCATGATCACTTCGTTGCGCCCGTAGCTCCACTTCACTTTGGCGCCGAACTCCTTGTCAAGGATTGGCGCCAGGGCTTCAAAGATTTCAACAGCTAGGTCGAGCTGGTGCGCGGTGCTGATCAGCATGATTGGCCCGCCCCGCCGCTTGGGTTCCTCAGTCAGTGCCCACAGGATCAGGGCCTTCAATGCCATGGTCTTGCCGTTCTGCCGAGCGACCGACACCAAAGAACGCCGGCGAATCAGATTGCCTTCGTCGTCGTGCTCGAGCTGGCCATTGAGCGCGTGCAGCTGCCACGGCATCAGGTCAACGCCCAACAATTCCTTGGCGACCTTCGCCACCTGATGCCCGTAGCTCCCGCCCCCCAATGTCGCGGTTTCCAATCGGGGCGGTATGCCATGTTCCTTGTCTGAATCTGTCAGGGCTTGAGAGTCCTCGGCCAGATCCGCCTGCTCCTGCCCGTTTTCGGATAGACAGAAAATTGGGGTCGGGGTCAACGTCGATTCCGTTTCAAAAAAACTGACGGATTCTTTTTGCGCTTTTGACCTCGATGCGACCTTGGCCGCTCTCATCTTTGCCAGATGCTCTGCCCCCCGCCTGGCGTTGCACTTCTTGCATGCACCAACCCAGTTGCTTTCATCAGTGGGGTCGATGCCGGCGGCAACCGGAACCACATGGTCAAGCTCTACTGCCTTGGCCCTCTTGCACCAGAAGCATGGGCCATCCCATTCTGTGAGGAACCTCTGCCGCTTTGCGCGGTACTCCCGTGATGCCAGGTCCTTGCGAGTCTTGGCCATGCTCCTACTTCTTTTAGTCTTTAGTCTTATAGTCCTTAGTAATACGGCCTAGGAAACCGGCGTCGGTTTTTCAGGCCCCGGTCACTGAGTTATCCACAGGCTGGACTGAGTTATCCACAGGGTCTGCGCCGAAGTACCAGGGCGTATCGGTCACCCTGTATTCGCTGTTCCATCTGCCGGCGTCATCCTGAGTCCTGATCAGGTCGAGGTACCCCACTTGGATCAGCTCGCGCAGGGCTGTGCGTATCGCGTCCCTGCCCTCGGTCGTGGCGACCATGAGCCGGCGGCTGCTGATCTTCCAGTCCGATGGCTGACTGAGTAGGTACGCGAGCAGGCCGCGTGCGCGGTAGCTGAGATGGTCATCGCGCAGGATCCTGTTGGGAATGACGGTGAATGAGGCTGGGGCCTTCGGGCCGTGGATGATCACTTGCCACCGCCCAGGCGCTTCTGGATTGCGTCCATGTCCTTCGGACGCCACAGCCGCCACTCTGCGCCCGCTTCCTTGAGCGTGCGCCCCCACCGGTACTGAGGGTCACTTAGCGCCCCGGTGTCGGTCTTGAGCTCCGCGAAGATCACCCCGCGCCGGTGATGGGCAAGGACTAGATCGGGGAAGCCCACGTCGCCAGTGATCGGCGTGAGCCACCTGTCCCCCTGCTTCGCCGGCCGCGTGTGCTGGACCAGCCACCCGAACGTGTGCGCGAGCTGAACCACCTGAGACTGGAACGCCGCCTCACTTTGCCCCACCTGTTCCCCCCTTCTCCTTTTCCAGCTGCGCCTCTCGCTCGGCGTTCTCACGCTCGATGCGCGCCCTAGACAGAAGCGACGCCTCAATCACCTTTGACTTCTCGGGCGTCAGCTCGCTGAACTTGGCGACCTTGAATGTGGCAAGCGCACCGTTGACGACTTCCTCGCCGTGGTCCCTGACCATGCGGTCGTAGAAGTCCTTGCCGAATACGGATTCGTAGTGCGGCGCATCCTCTCCGGCCTTCTCAGCCGCTTGGCGGGCCTTGTCCACAGGGTCAGGTGTCTTACCTATGGCAGACGGCAGAGGGGCCTTAGATCGCTTCTGAGGCTTCTTGCTCTGCTTGACCCACAGTGAGCCACCCACCAGGCGCATGCCGGCGTTTCGCAAGGCGTCGCCGATCAGCTCTTTTATGGCGTCACGCTTGCCGGGCTCAACGGACCCATACCCGGGCATCTTGGTACCCAGCAGGTGAAGCCAGATCCACAGGCCCACCGGCTGCCCCTGACTGTCAGTGACTATCACCGGCTGGCCACGGTCGTCGTAACCCATGGGCTCCCACCACCAGTCGGGGTCAGCATCCTGAAACGCCTTGCGAACCCAGATGTGGCTGAGGTAGCGCAGATCGACCCCGCCTTTGGGAAGCGTGTCGATGAGCTCTGCCGGCGGATCGAACCATTCCTCACCCAACCTGCGAAGCGCCTCATGCCTGCGCTCATCATCGGTCAGCGGTACCAGGCGCACCACTTCTGCAGGCGTGTCGTCAGTCACTGATGACCTCCACCCACTGGATCATTTCCGCGTGCCGATCCCCGCCACGCCAGTCTTGCGGCGGTGGCGCCTTGAACCAGCGGAGACGCTTGAAGCCGCCTGACTTGATTGCGGCTTTGACCTCGCGCCACCTGTTCTTGTCGCCGGCGGCTTCTGCCGCGGCTGACGCGGTAAAAGGCGAGCGCCAATTGCCATTGACCTGATGCGCGTACTTCCATCCGGTGATCCGCGTGACAATCACGGCTTCAACCTCGTCGATGAATGACGGCTCAGGCGCGGGCTCGGTTATCTGCAGCTGCTGGCCGTTCAATCTCAACCGCAGCTCAAGAACTTCGAGGTTCAAACGGCTGATCTGTTCTTGCAGCTGCGGGACCGCTTCGAGCCGGTGCGCGATCGTTTCAAAATCCATTGTTCCCCCTAGTGAATCGTCCCCGCCAGCCATGCGGCGAAGACGGTTGTGAGCGTGTATGTGAACCACGCCACGACAAAGACGAAAAGGACGTAGAACGTCCACAGCCTCATGCGTTCCATCAGTCGGACTCCTCATAGAGCGTTTCCATGGATCGGCCAAAGGCACGGTCTACGCGGTCCTGCTCCATCTGGAGCTCGAGCGCCCATTCCTCACCGGGATCGGGCTTGTCTGTGTGTGGGTCATTCATAGCGATCTCCCTTCGCTGTTGAGTTGAGGTTACAGACTCACGCGGAGCCACAGCCCCATGCCGACCAACCAAAGCGCTGCGCGACGACGTACGCAACGGCGATCTGCTCTGCCTTCGTTGCGCCCTGGTGTACCCAGCGGTAGCCGGTGACTGCTTGGCCGATTCCATACGTCGAGCGAAACATGCCCATCCCGCCTATGAAACGGCCATGCGGGTAGTGCTGCCAATTGCCGGCGGTTTCGCACTGCGCCACGCGCTCAGCTTTGCGCCACTGGACCATCCCAATGCGGCGCTGAATCTCCCATTCCTTTGGCTTCGCGGGCCAGTCCTGCTGGTTCCTCTTGTGCTGCTTGATGCACGCTGCCTTGCTCTTGCCGGTGTGCGCCTGGCACGGTGTGGTCGTGCCGGCGGCAGGCAAGGCTGCCATTCCTAGTGCGGCCAATGCTGCAGCCGTAGCGGTGCGGATCACTGCTTATCTCCCTTTTCGCTTGCAACGGCCTGCCAGCTGCGAAGCACCCCCAGCGCGGCAGTGAGGCCCGCCGAGATTGCGGCAAGCCAGAGGTTCGGGCTGCCCTCAGCCCATGTGTCGATGAAAGCCACCATGACCACCACAGCGCCGGTCAGCATGGCAATCGTGCTTGGCCCGATCTTCGGCGTCATTCCTCTGAGTCCTTCTTGGGGTCGTAGTCCGTGGGCTCGGCCGGCGGGGGCTCGATCACGACAGTAGAGGGCGGGACAATCTCGGGCGCCATACTCATGACTCCTTGTAGGTCTTCTTCCACGGACGGGCCGTGGCGTCCTTGTGCTTGTCCTGCCATGCCTTCATCTGCTCATCCCGCGTCTGCTTGCCAGTCTTGTGCAGCCATGGGCCGAAGGTCCAGCGATTCCACGTCCCGTCGGGGCCGGCGCGGAATGCGAAGCGGCTGTTGGCCTGAATGCGGATCGCCTGCGTCCAGTAGTTGGGGTTCGCCTGGGCAAACTTTTTCAGCTGCTGGTCACGCGCCTCTGGCGTCGGCCACCCGCCGAAGATCTTGACCCGCGTGTCGTCGAAGCCGTAGCCGTCGACTACTGCCGCTGCGCCCGGGGTGCCAACGCCGGGAACGCTGATGACCTTCCAGCCGTCGCCCCAGCTGCGCGTGAGGCTGCGAACGCCGTTACTGGCATTGCCCTCGATCGTCTGAAAGGTGCCGTCCTTGTTCAGTGCGTTGACAAACCCAACGTGCAGGCCGTCGATGATGAACAGGTCCCCGGGCTTGGTGTTCTTGCTGAAGGATCCGTACCAGCCCTTTGCCCGGGCCTTGCTGACCATCACGGCAGTGGATGGGCTCATGATCGTCTTTGCAGCGTTGCGGTACTTGGCATCAGCTTCGCTCTGAGCTACGCAGAACGCGACAAACATCGCGCACCAAGGCTGCCCGCCATCGGGCCAACCCCACGGCGCCTGGCACTCATTGACAATCGGGTCGCCGCTCCGGTTGGGCGGTCCTTCCATTGCGCCGAGGTAGTGCGACGCCTTTCGAAGCGTGTATTGGCCGTTACTGATCACGGTCCCCCCTAGGTGTTGTTCACGATGCCGACGACGATCCCGGTCAGTGCGCCGCCGGCCAGAAGCCACACGACGCGACTGGTGGCCGCTGCGCCCTGCAGTCGAGCCCGCCACAGCTCTATGTCAAACACGCGGCTTTCAACCTTGCCCAGCCGGTGATTGGCTTCCCGCTGCAGCTTCTCCACGTTCGCCACCAGCTCCCGAAGCTCGCGGAGGTCAGAGCGGATCGTGTGTGCATCGTCGGTGGTCACGCTACGCCTTGCACGACAATGGAACGGTTGCGGAAGTTGCCGGTACTACCTCCCACCCTGTATTGCAAGGTGAAGGTGTTAGTGCCAGCGGTAAGCCCGGTGAGCACCAACGACCGGGAAACCGCTACCGCTGTAGTGATTGCGTTGGACATGCCGTTAGCGTCAGTTGCGGCCACGGTTGAGGCGCCGCTAACTGCCACGCCCACCACCGAACCGTTGCCGCCTGTGTTATTCCAGACTTCGCCCGACAGCGTAATCAAAGCCGTCGTCCCAGTTGCAAGCGTCACGCTCGGGTTTGTGCCGGGACTGCCCGAAAGGGTTGCTGTGAATGAAGTGCTTGTTACCGTACCCGTGGCGTTTGTAGTTGCCGCCACGGGAGTAACACACACCCACGCGCTGCCGTTGTAAACCGTGAGAATGCCGCTCGGGATTGAAGCGTCTGTTCCCGATGCTGTCGCCACAGTCGAGGCAGTCAGATACGCCCGCATGCCTTCTTGCAAGGCAATGCCCGTTGCCGGAATGGCAGCGTCGCGTGCGGCTTCGTTCGTAAACGTTGCCTGCCCGAGAAACATTGCTTCCCGTACGCTGTCCATCTGTGCAGCGGTGAGAATCTGGCCGCTTGTGAAATCACCGGGGTCTGACCACGCCATAACTGTCTCCTAGAACGCCAACAGGTTTGTGTCGAGCTTGCCGAGCGGGTCGGCGTTTAGTGTGAGGTAAGCGTTGCCGTCCGTGCTTTCGAAAGTAAAGCGTATGACGTGGCTGCCTGGTCGAATGTCATGCGACACGCCAGACGTTATGAGCGTCTGGGTTAGGTGCGACGGGTTGCCAGTGTCAAACGTCTTACCCACGGCCACAATGTCTGTGAGCTCAATACCTAGGCAGGCATCCTGATCCGCTTGGGACAGGGCGGCCAGCTGCGTGCCGATGCCAGTGAAACGCACCTGGGGATCTTTGTAGCGGCCAAGCAGGTAATCGCCCAGCCCCGCCACCTCTGCCGTGGTGCTGTTGAGCAGGTCCAATTTGGAATAGTTCTGCGACTGATAGCGGGCGATTGAGTTGGCATCTGACGCGATCTGCACCGCGCCCGCTGGCGACTGCGTTTGGATGTAGTTGAACAGGAGCTCGTCGCCGTAAGCGTTGGTCAGGCTTTGATAACGGATGCCGGTGCCGTCATCGTTAAAGTCGAGAAGGGGCACGGGATTCAGCGCGTCGGCTCGGCTGCGAAATGTCAGGGTGCCAGCGGAGGACATGAACAAGTAGCCCTGTTCTGATGCGCCCACGTTTTGCAGGTACTGCAACACGTTTGCGCCGGCGGGAATGAGGTACGCGCCCAGCGTGCTGCTGCCAGTCGAGATAGCCCTAGCGCCTTGGTAGTTGACTTCTGGGCGAGCAAGGACGGCGTTGACGCGGGCGCCTGACGCTTGTGCCGTGGGTGTCCATTCGTCAAAGGTTTGGTTGGCAAAGACGGTAAAGCCGTCGGAGCACTGCACTGAAGTCACGTTGCCAGACGTTGTAAACCCATAGTCAAGGTCCCAATCAGTAACCACGCCGGTATAGATGGGGATGCCGTTAGCGGAAATAATGATGGGGTTTCGCGGTCCTACAAACGGGTAATACGGCGACGCATCGTTCAGCGGGTCAAAGATGCGCGTGGGGTCGTCAAAGACCACCGTGGCCGTGCCAGCGTTGAACTGCTCGGTTTCCCTGTTACGCCCCCTGGTAATCGTCACGCTTTCGCCCATGCTGGTCACGTCGACCAGTTGCGTGCCGCCTAGCGTGCCGGTGTTGAGCAGGCCGAAGGTTGCGCTGTTGAGCTGGAACGGCGTCCCAAAGTTGGCCGTTTGCTCAAAGCCCACGAGGATTTGCAGGGTGGGCGCACTCATGCCGGGGCGAACACCGGGCCGCTGCGCCGCTGCGCTCTCTGAATGGCCTCAATAATCTGCTGGCCGATCTGATCAGGAGTGGACACGAGCCCGGCTTCGATGTTGATGGTGATCCCGCCAAATGCGCCTGCACGATTGAGCGGGACGACAGCTTCGGGCCCGGCTTCACCAATCAGGGCAACGGTTGGCTGGGTGACAATGCCGCCCTGGGCGAGCTTGACTTCTGGGATCTTGCCAATGGCTGGAATTGGGTCGCCGCCAGGGATGATCTTGTTGACGACGTTCGAAGCCTTGTTCAGGCCCGAAATGGCGGCATTTATCACACGAATGGCTGCATTAATGATCGCGGCTAGGGCGTCCTTCAAACCACTGGCAACCGCCTTGGCGCCGGCGACAATCTTGTTGATGATGAAACTGCCGATGTTCTCAAGGGCTTCGCTCACGTTTTCGGAAACCAAGGTCTTGAGGGCGGACGCGAAACCGCTGATGTTGTCCCAGATAGCGCCGGCCAGTCCCGTCACGCCGTTCTTAATCCACTGGATGACCGCGCCGCCGATGGTGCCGAGCCCGTCCACCCAGTCATTGGCGAGCTTTAGGAGTGCGCCTGGCATGCCCGAAATTACGTCCCAAACCTTCGTGGCGAGCCCGACGACGCCATCAGCAATGCCGCTGACAATTGCCTTGCCGATGTCCAGCGCGGCGGTGGCGATCTTGAGCGGGAAAGCGACAAGCGAGTTTTGGATGCCGTCCAGCACGCCACCCACGACTGTCTTCAGCCCATCCCACGCGCCGCTGAAGTCTCCCTTGATCAATGCGCTGATGGTGTCGATGACGCCCTTGATGATGGTGAAGGCGGCTTCCGCCGGCCCCCTGAGATAGTCCACGACGACCTTGACGGCCTTCTGCACCGCTTCCCATGCTCCGGTCACGATGTCGCGGAACGTTTCTGACTTCTTGTAGAGCGCAATCAGGCCGATGGTCAGGCCGGCCACGGCAACCACGATCGCTCCGATGATTAGAGCAACAGGGTTAGCGGAGAGGATCATCATGGCCACGTTAAGTCCGATGATGCCGGCGGCAACCACGCCAATGGCTGCGGCGATGGCAAGGAACACGTTGGGGTTCTCCTGAGCCCACTTCGCAAACCTCTGCAGCACCGGGAGGATCTTCTCAACCGCCGGCAGGAGCGCAGCTCCCACGCTCTCCTTTGTTTCGTCCAGGGCAATCCCAAGACCCTTGAAGCGCCCGGCAGCGGTGTCTGCAGAGGCCGCTGCATCGCCCTTGAAAGTCTTACTGAGTACGGCAATGGCTTCTTCAGCCGTCGCGCCGTTCTTGATGAGCTCCTTCATGCGCGGATCAAGAGCGTTCAAGCCCCTGAGATTTCCGGCATAGGCCTTACTCAAAGCCTCTGAAACCTGAGCGAGCGGCTTCCCAGTGCCAGCGGCCACGTCGAGGGCAAGGCCAAGCCCCTGCTGGGCCTTTTCCAGATCACCAGTACCCCGGGCCAACGTCGCAAGCGCCGGCCGTAGCTCATCGTCAGAAACGGCGGCGGCCTGCGAAGTCTGGGTGATGAAGTCCTCAACGGCCTTGACCTGAGTGTTAGTGGCCTTCGTTGAGGTCGCCAGCGTGCGCGCCAGCTGCTCCTGGGCTGCCTGATCCTGAATAGCGGCCTTGGTCGCGTCGAAGGCTGCGGCGCCGAGCGCGGCAAGTGCGATACCGGCGGGCACTGCGGCCTTCTTGATGGCAAACCCAGCCTTGGCGCCCACGCCATCAAGCCGTTCGAATTGCTTAATCCCCCGGTCAATCCCTCGACCGTCGAAGTCGGTCAGGATGGGAATGGTGATCGCCACTAGCTCACCATCCCTTGCACGGTCTTTTCGGCCTGCCGAACAATCTCGTCAATGCCCTGGGCGATCTTTGGCGCGTGCTTTTCAGCCGTGGGCCACAGCACTTTGGAGTGCCGAGCCCTGATGTTCGTGCCGAGTGGCTTCGAATCGCTCACGGTTTCAAAGACCACAGCCGCCGGCGTCCCCTGAGACACATACAAGACCGAGTTCTTATCCCGGCGCGTCGAGGTCTTGACCTTGACCCCGCTACGGACCTTCCCAACCTGCCAGGGGAAGATGCTGAATGCCTTTGGAGTCCATGCCCGGCGCATGCCCGACAGCGGGAGCTGGGGATACAAACCCTTGGCCTCAGCCACCATCGGAGCAACCACAGCCTTGGCTGCCCGGTTGAACTCCTTGCGAAACTCGGGGTCAACCTTTCGCAGCGCCTTAATTGTG